ATATATTTATACAAAAATTTTATTCTTTAATATTTTTCTTAAACGTACATGCCAAGAAATTATAAAGAAATATAAGAATTTAAATATACATATGTAGTATAATGCTTGAATGTGAAAAATGTGGAAAGGAATTCAAATACAAAAGTAAATTAAAGGAGCATTTAAATAGAAAAACACCATGTAACAGTGTCCATCCTCAGAATACAAACGTACATGACGAAGAAGAACCAAAACACACATGTACTATTTGTAAAAAATCATTCGCGTCACGAAAAGGTAAGTACAACCATCGGAAGAATGTTACATGTAAATTTATAGAGTCAGCTGAAGATAAAATTTTAAGGCTTGAGAAAGAGAATGAGAAACTGCGAAACAGACCAATTCAAACGATAAATAATATCAATATCACTAACAACTCACTAAATCAATTTAATATACATTATGATCAGGAGAAGAGATGCTTAACTTCATCGGACCCCAAAGCACCAGCCAAAGAACTCCTTTGTTTTGATGGGTTTAAAAAGGAAACATTAGATACAAACTTGTTAATGAATATAAGCGAGATCAATTTAATCATCAACAATTTGCGTGATTCCAATCTAAAAAATTATGATATTCTATGGAATTTTTTGTTTCGGAACAAAAATATCAAACGGCTTCATATGTTTATGATGCAGAAGAATAACAATACAACCCATATCGATGTATTTCATAATGGAAACAAAGAAAGTATGCAAAAGGATATTTTATACGATACAGTAGCTCAATATATGTCACAATACATGATAAATCTATCTTTTAAAAACCATGATATTATCGAGCTAATAACAAATGATGACAATTGTAAAAAGTCATTTTATCAAACTATACGTCAGCATTCTGAAACCTTCAATTATTTTTCAAGAAATGGAATAAAGGACAATGATGAAAAAATTTAAAAACTTTTCTCATTTTCAATATCATTTAAAAAGGAATATTTGACCAATATCCGCTCTCTCTCTTAAATTCTGAAAATTCTCGGAAATGTCCATCCCAGAAATACATATATTTCAATGTATTTTTACTTTACGGAGGTATTTGTTTATATTTGAAAGTTTATATAGAATGAAAATATGTCTATGTTGAGAAATTTAGCGTACATGCTAGAACCCTTAAATGTCTATGTTGAGAAGTTTTAGCGTCTATGCTGATAAATATGGCCAAAAAAAGGTGTTTTTTTACAATATATTCTTTTTGGTGATCGATGGGGGTATAGGAGTGTATTTTTTTAGACCCTAATTGAAGGTTCGTAAAGTAATCTTAAATTTTTTGAATTTAATTGTATTATATACATGAAGTATAGGAGAAAAGTAGTAGTAATCCCATATATGAAAACAAAAAAAGATTTATTTTTTATGATGGTTAAGGACAAAGAGTATGACGAATGGACTTTTGTGACTGGTGGTGCTAAACCAAATGAGATGTTTGAGCAATGTGCTATTAGAGAGTTATATGAAGAAACAAATTGTGTACTCGATATAAGAAAACATAATATCAGTTTAACTAGATTTTATTCATTTTACTTTAAAAACGAAATTATACATGATAAGGTATTGATGCACTACAAGGTGATATTTTTACCTTTGCATAGGTTTGGGTACAATATGAAAAATTGCTTTAAACTTGAGGAAAAGTTCATTCGTAATATGAACATAAATAAATCACCAGAGTATAATGAGACGACTTATTTACGTTTTATGAATTTATTTGAAATACAAAACTCAAAAGTATGGAGTTTCATTAGAAGAAAGGTTTTGAATTCAATATATTTTAACGAATATTTGAGAAACATTTCGTAAATAACTTAAGTAATAAATATTATATTAAGATATAGGATGAGTACTAATAAAGCATCTCTCGTCAGTAATGTCAAGGTTCTTTGTCAAAAGTTTGCAAAATTCCATTACGATAAATATATAGATGATAATGATTTGGTCAAAATAGACAATGAAGAAATAGAAAAAATAGTTGATAAGGTTCTTACACTTGAAAAGCAAAAAGAGTTGAAGCAATATGTTCGTGCAAGTCTTAAGGCGATGTACGGAGCTAATTACAATTCATTTTCTGTTGAGAATATTTTTACAGAAATGTTTGATGATAGAGATATTATGATTAAAAGAGTTTCACTTGAAATTCGAAAAGCACAAAAATAATTACTTCTTCTGGTCGTTCCATGCTTCTATAGCCTGTTTGAATGCATCTGGGTGGGGGATATCAGGATTTTCCTTCTTGATGATTGCAATCTGCTTGCTCATGAAAATGTTATAAGGGGATGGAGCTTTCTTAGGTTTCGATTTTTTCGCCTCCTTCTTTTCCTCGTGTTTATCAACTATTTTTTGGAGTTTCTCATTTTTCTTTTTAAGTTCGGCAATCTCTTTGTCCTTGGAATCGATAGGCATTATTTAAAATAGTATAAGAAATTAGTTTAAATAATTAAACAAATATAGTGTCTATAGTATGATTAAACTTTTGAGATTACTGAAGCTTGGATTTTTGTTGTTACGTGTATCGCGATGTAAAGATGTGACTATATCCATGTCTAAACAAGTAGCCGACTGTGTATTTTCCTGTGGTGCTGTTGCCATTAAGTTCTCACAGTGGTATGCAGCTCGTTATGAAATAAATTCTTCTGACAATCAAAACCTTTGTAAAATTTTACAAGGTTCATTTGAAAATTGTCCTGAACACTCTCTTTCTTACACCGAAAAGATTTTCAAAAAATCATTTGGGAAATCTATGTATTCTCTTCTAGATGTAAACCCAAAACCGATTGCGAGTGGAAGTGTTGGTCAGGTATATGAGGCTACTAAAAGGGATACAGGTGACAGTGTCATAATTAAAGTAAAGCATCCGAAATTATTAAAAGATTTTAACTCGACCAAGTTTTTCATAAAAATACTGAGTTTCTTTTTCAGAATTAAGATTGATCTTAGTGATTTCTTGAGGGATATAGAGGGTCAGTTCAATTATGAAAATGAAGCTAAAAATTTACAGCTGGTATATGAATTATACGAAGGCGATGAAATGATCGTCATTCCGCGTTTGATTAGTTTTAGCAGTGATGTAATCATTATGACAAAGGAGGATGGTATCTCTTACAATGATATAGTAGATGAAAAGATACGCGAGAAGGCATCTACAGGTTTGATGGCGTTTCAAAGACAGAATTTGTCTGTACATGGAATTGTTCATGGTGACTTGCACGTTGGAAACTGGAAAATCCGTCAATCAGATGATGACTTCAAGATAATTGTGTATGATTTTGGTCTCTTAAACTTCGTTGATCCTGTTGTTATGCAAAGATGGATGAAAGCTTATCAATACGAGGATTATAATACATTGGTTAAAATAGTTTTGAAAAACAAAAATGAATCAGAACTTGATGAATTTGTATTGGACAAGATTATAGAGCATTGTGATGAAGTAATTAAATCCAATCATAGTATGCACAAGTTGTTGAAGACAATTATTCCTTTGATGAGGAAAAACAATTTAACTATTGATGAACATTTTGTATCTGTTATAATTTCTTTCTCTCTCACTGAACAAATTTTCAGGAATGGAACAGTGGTTCATGATGATGATGAAGAATCTGGGCGAAATTATTTATCAAGTGCCATGGATATTGTTGCATTTTGTGATGCTAAAAATACTTGTTCTAGTTTAAAGACACTGTTGTCGAATGAGATTGATGAAATGGATTATATTGAACCAAAAGATATTGGTATTGATTTGAATACTTTCTATGCATGAGACCTATCACATGTCCTTAAGTAAGTAAACTAAGTGCACCAGCTGTGTAAAGTGCAAATACCCAAATCGGAACACCAGGATAAGTTTCCTTGATGTGTTTTATGGGATCTACTGGTTTGATTTCAGTTTTTGAATGTTTTACTGCAAAGTATAGTATAGGTAGAGCTAATGCCATAGCTATATGTCTATTATTGACTTTTTTTCTGTACATAGTCATCAAACTTATTGTCGGTATCCAATGAAACAATATATCTGCAGTTTTTACGAGACTTTCATCACCATTAGTATATTTATCTGCTAATTTTGATGGGAAGAGTTGAGCTATGGTGGTTCCAGTTACCAGTGCGCCTAAGTTAGCTGGAACCATCATTTCTGGAGTGTCTGTTATCAGACTCATTATATTCATAACATTTATTATGAAGGTAAGTGGTGGATTAGTCATATTATTATATAATTTAAAAGTATTTCAACAGTTTTATCCTTAAGTAGAATTATGCTACTGACTTAAGAATAAAATTCATATATAATTATCATCAATGGATAGTTGCCCTATTTGCTATGACCCCATAAGATATCCTGCCTGTGCTAATCCTTGTAACCATATGTTCTGTGAGCCTTGTATTAATAAGTGGATGTTAAAGAAGAATACGTGTCCGGTATGTAGAACAAAATGTAGCCTATATACAGATGAACCACAAAAGGGTGTGAAGTGTTATTTTGGTTCTGATAAGAATTTATATAAAACGTCTCTACTCCTCAAGGGGTTCTGAAATGGAACAGATTATAGTGTATTCATATTTATTGATGCGAAGGGCTTCAACTTTTAGGAATACGATGTCATTTTTTTTATATTCTTTACCATCTAATAAGCTTTCAGGAACGAAAAAATCTCCTATACCTTCAGGGGCATCATAACCTTTACAAGACATAGAATAACTACTAATATCTTGAACTATTGCTTTTACTATCTCACCGGTTGTAACACTGTAAACATCAGCATTATATTTCACATGGTAAATGACAGAACCATTAGACGCGGATGTGATTTTACCGCCAGATATCTGGCTAATGTAATTTATTTTTTTGATATACCCCTGACTTGTTAAGGTTTTGCAGAAATTCATGTTCAACAAAGTAGCAATATGCGATTTAATATCATTGTTGAGATTAGCAGGGTGAATTTCAACTCTTGCTTCCAAATCCATATACTTATTAAGTATTTTTATCTTTAATATTATTGAATTATGCAGCCATTTCTGCTTTGATAGGATCGTGATGTTTGTAGTCAATGATTTCAAGATCTTCCCAGCAAGTTTTGAACATATCCGTCTGATTGATTTTCAACTTTGGGAATTCGTATGGCTGACGAGACAATTGCATATTAACCTGTTCAAAGTGATTGGAATATACATGACAATCTCCGAATGACATTACAAGGTCTTTTGGCTTACATCCAGTATGAATAGCAACCATTTTTAGAAGTAATGCATAGGAACTGATATTGAATGGTACTCCCAAAAACATATCAGCACTCCGTTGATACATATGAAGACTAAGGTCGTTCCCATTGAGATAAAATTGTACGAGAACATGACAAGGTGGTAGGCTCATCTCTGGGACCTGTTCAGGGTTCCAAGCAATCATCAGGTTTCTACGATCGTGAATTTTGGTTTCTTTTTCATGTAAAATACTTTGGATACAATTTTTGAGTTGATCAATCCCAAGACCTTCATATGATGCTTGACAGTTAGTATATTTAGCATTCCAATGTCTCCATTGATGACCGTAGCCAGGACCAATATCACCTATTTCTCTTTCTGTAAAACCATTTTTATCGAGGAAATCCCTTGATGTATTTCCTTTCCAAATATTCACATTTTTCTCTTCAAGTTCAATAGAGTTAGTAGATCCATTAATGAACCAGAATAGTTCCTCAGCAATCCCGCGCAAAAACATTTTCTTGGTTGTGAGAAGTGGGAAATTTTCGGAACAGTCAAATCTGAGTTGTTTTCCGAACAGAGATCTAATACCTATTCCCGTTCGGTCTTCAAAGTATGATCCATTAGTCATGATATCATTCAGGATTTCTTGGTAATTTTTTTCTTCGTGTCGTCTTGTATACATGCTGAATAAGCACTTTCCCTCATCATCAAGGTTCATTCTTCTTATGATTTGAAAGTCATTTTGTAGATGATGTCTGATGAAAGAGACATGTGTGTCACAATCGTATGTTCCAGTCATTGATGAAATATAACAAGAACAGACACGCTTATCAACGATGGCTTGGGAATATACAAAAGCACCACCAATGATGAATGTATCAAGATCTCTGGTGGTTGCAATCTCCATAGCTTTATCGTATGAATCTACAATTTTAAAGTTGTTGTGATTTTCTCGTGGAATGGATACTGTATCTGGATTCGTAGAGATGATAATCATTTTTCTGTCTTTTAGAAAACTTCTTCTTACTGGGTCTCCAAGACCATTCCAAGTAGTTCTCCCAACGATTAAATTACATCCAGTGGTCACTTTTTTAAAAAACCTGATATCTTCTACACATCTCCAAGGAATATAATCATTCTTTCCAATACCATACTCAGCATCATGAGCAAGAATAATAGATATAGTCATTATAA